CCGGAGGGGGTTGCGCTTGCTGGTTGCGAGGTAGGGGGATAAAGGAGGGGAGGACATTTATGATGAGCGATAAACAGCGGAATGCGTTGCAGGGGCAGATTGTTGAGGCCGTGGGCCAGCGGAGCCCGTGGGAGCTGCGGCAGACTCGGTGGTATGAGTTGCGCCATCATGGTCTTCGCCGGACGAACAAGCCCTGGCCGAAGGCCGCGGATCTGCATTGGCCGCTGATCGATACCGCGATCGAGAAGCTCAAGCCGCTATTCCTCCAGCAGGCGCTGGGTATGGATGTGGTGGCCAGCTTTGTGCCGATGCGGCAGCAGTTGAACGCGTACACGAAGGTGGCGGAGGACTGGTTCAATTATAAGATCCGGGAGAAGACCAACTTTACTGACGAGGTCCTCTCCTGGGTGGATTACACGCTGATGAGCGGGCGCGGGGTGATGAAGTGCTTCTGGAATCCGGGTGATAAGCGGGTGGGGTTTGAGGCGGTGGACCCGATGTATTTTGTGGTGCCGGCGTATACCACGGATTTGCAGGATGCGGACTGGGCGGTGCATGTGATGCCGATGAGTGTCCCGGCGTACAAGCGGATGGCTGGCCAGTTTGGGTGGAAGTCGGACTCGAAAACGATTGAGAAGATCCGGGGGAACCCGCAGCAGGATGACAATATTCCGGGGGCTGCGACCGAGGATGATGCGAAGCAGTTGCGCGAGGGTATCACGTACACCAACAACACGGATGGTGTGATTGTCTGGGAGGTGTATAGGAAGCGGGATGACGGGGTGTGGGAGGTGTATCTGTATAGCCCCGCGGCGGTGGATCTGGATCTGCGGGATCCCATGGAGCTCCCGTATGACCATGGCCAACTGCCATTCATCGATTTCCCCTACGAGATCAAGGACAAGGGATGGTTCAGCCCACGTGGAGTGTGCGAGATCCTGGCTCCGTTCGAGTTGTCCATGACCTCGATGTGGAACCACAAGCATGATGCGATGACGCTGTACAATCGCCCGCTGTTCCGGGCGGAGCGGGAGTTGCCCAATAGCATCAACCTGCGGTTCCAGCCGGGTCAGATTCTCCCGTACGGGGTCGCTCCGGTGCAGATGCCGCAGCCGCCGGTGAGCTTTGATCAGGAGCTGAACCAGACCCGTGCGGTGGCTGAGAACCGGATCGGTAGCCCGGATTACGCGATGGGCAGTGTGATGAGCGGTGGAAGCGATCGGAGGACAGCGACCGAGATCCAGAGCATCAACGCGCAGGCCATGCAGAGCGGGGATCTCCGGGCTCGGCTGTTCCGCATGGCACTGGGCAAATTGTACCGGCAGGCGTGGGGCTTGTATGTGCAGTATGATTCCAAGAGCCTGCGGTACCGGTTTGCGGAGGACTCGCTGGAGGCGGACCCGATTGCGTTGCACGATCAGTACGAGCTGGAGCCGAAGGGTGGAATGGACATGGTGAGCCGGCAGATGATGGTTCAGCAGGCCATCAACCGGAAGCAGTTGTTCATGAACTCGCCCTGGGTGGATCAGGTAGAGCTGGACAAGAGCATCATGGAGCTGGACGACCCGAGCCTTGTGAAGCGGTTGCTCCGGGATCCGGGCCAGAAGGCGGCGGACGAGCTGGAGGACGAGACCAAGACGATCCCGACATTGCTGGTTGGTATTCCGGTGCCGGCCAAGCCGGGTCAGAATTATGCGGGTCGGATCGGGGTGCTGATGCAGTACCTGAATGGTGCGATGCAGCAGGGCCAGCAACTGAGTCCGGTGAGCCAGAACGCGTTTATGATGCGGATCGATAGCCTTCTCCAGGGCTACGAGCAGGTGGCTACGAACGAGGCGCGGAAGCTGCGGAAGGAGATCCAGAAGTTCTTCGAGAGCACGGGATTGCTCGCTTCCTCGCAACCCCCCGCTCCGGTTCCCGCGGAGGTAGCGGCTCCCGCTGAACAAGCCCAGATGATGTGATGATCACCGTGACATGTAAGGATTGTCGGTTCTATTGTGTGGACGGGACCTGCCGCAGGTTCCCGCCCGCGGGGAGACCTAGTTGTTGGCCAACTCTCAATGCCAATGACTGGTGCGGAGAGTTCGAGAATAAGAAGATTATGATACCACTCACCGAGGGAACCGTCGTCCAATGCAGCGTCGCACCGGCCACACCGCGGGAGATAGAGCCGGGAGGATTGCAGGCGCTCGAGGAGGGTGTTCCGCCGAAGGTGCGATTCCAGCGGAAGAAGCCGGTGTCCGATCTTAAGGAGATTCAGGAATCACCAATCTTTGGAGGGGGCTAATATGGCTGAATACCAAGGCAAGAAGGTTACGCTTAACAAGCCCTTCTACACTCCCGGCGAGAAGAAGAAGAAGGCGGTGTACGTTCGCAATCCCAAGGGTACCGTGATCAAGGTCCGCTTCGGCGATCCGAATATGGAGATCAAGCGGGATGATCCGGAGCGCCGGAAGAACTTCCGCGCACGGCATAACTGCGATACTGCCACGGACAAGACCACGCCGCGGTATCACTCGTGCAAAGCGTGGTGACCCATTTCCAACATGAAGAAGAAATCCAAGTTCAGTAAGCTCGCCACCGAACTCAAGAAAGAGGGTGCCGATGATCCCCGCGCACTCGCCGCCTACATCGGTCGCAAGAAGCTCGGTGCCGCGGAGTTCATGCGCCGTCAGGCCGCAGGTCGGAAGAAGGCCGCAAAGTAACCATGATCTCCATCATCGCACGAGTCCGCGCTGCTTGGACCTTTGGCCGACATCAGTGCTGGGTAAACCCGCTACCATGGCGCAAGGAAGACGCCAATGCACTGAGCAACTTCTTCAAGAGCGATAGCGGGAAACGCTTCAAGGACGCTTTGCTGAATACCGTTCTCATGCAGAACGCTTCAGCCATAACTGACCGAAACCATTTGCAATACTCATCAGGTTTTGCAATGGGTCAGGCCAGTCTTGTGAAGGTCATCGAGATGATGGCCGACCAAGAATCAATTACGGGGCAGGAGGATGATCCGGATTCTGCCACGAACACATAGGATCAAAGTTGCGGTTGCCGGTCTGTGCGGACCAGCAAACGAGTAAAAGCACAATATGCCAGATGATACACTGAGTGCCGATGCGATGCTCGCTTTGGCCAATGACTACGATGCCGGTGTCGATATCGACAGCCAGCCCAAGGAGCAGTCTCCAAATACAAATGAGACGGCTCCTGCTGAGCAAGATTCCTCCGATGCGGGGAGTGCCGGTAAAGAGGTCGATGGTGGCGAGCAGGAAGTAGGCACTAGCCGATCAGAGCCAGAAGCAAAGGCTGAGAAGAAGACCGAGCAGAAGACGGAGAAAGATAAGAGCAGCAAGTTCGCTCAGGAACAGAACCGAAAGGCGAAGACCTGGGAGCAAATCAACGCTGAGAAGGAGGCCCTCAAGGCTGAGCGCGAAGCGGTGAGGCGGGAAAGGGAGGAGTGGAGCAAGCAGCGGGAGCAATCCAAGGCTGCTGAGACCAGTTCCTTCCGAGATGAGAAGGGCTACACGGCGGAGGACTACGAGGCTGCGGCCAAGGAGTTTGATGCTGATGGCGATTCTCAGTTGGCCAAGGCAGCGCGATCCAAGGCTGATGGAGTCCGAAAAGCTGCTACAGAGCGACAGCAGAAGGTACAGCAGGAGAAGTTTGCGAAGGCATGGTCTGATTCGTTTTCCCGGTTGTCCGAAAAGGAGACTTGGTTGAAGGATCAGAGCAGCCCCGAGTACAAACGTACTGTCGAACTACTCCAGAAGGTACCGATGCTGACATCAATGCCCGATGGACTTGTCCATGCGGTGGAATTGATGAAGCTCCAGGACACTGCGGGAAAAGCTCAGTCGATCGAGGCCGAGAACAAGGCTCTGAAGGAACAACTCAATAAGCTCCAGCAGAAGACCGCTATTGGTAAAAGCGTACCGGCAGGACAACTTAAGGCTGAGGAGAAAGATTTCTCGAAGCTGTCTCTCAAGGAGCAGAGGGAGGCGCTGTTGAAAGCGTCGAGGGCGTTCGACCGGGACGAAAACTGATAGCACAACCACAACTCAAATATGCCAGTTACTACTTCAACCACGCTCACGAGCCAGTTCCAGAACTACTTCAGCAAGGAGCTGCTCTCCATCGTTCAACAGGAGACGATCCTTGATCAGTTCTCCATGAAGGCTCCGATCCCCAAGAACAATGGTAACAAGGCCATCTCGATGTTCCGTTTCGGACCTCCGAGCGTTGGCAGTGTTCAGACCATCAGCTCTGAGGGTACCCCGATCAGCTCCTCCAACTACCGCGCTCTGGCCCTCAACAGCCTGAGCAAGTCGCTGGCTCAGTATGGTCAGGTGATCGGTTTGACCGACATCCTCCGCGCCACCGACTTGTTCAACTCGCTCCAGCAGGCCACCAAGACCTCCGGTCTGGACATGGCCCTCTGGGTTGACTCGGTGATCCGCAACACCCTGATCGGCTCCAACCTCACCGCCAGCGGTTCGTCCATCGGTTCCGCCGCCGAGGGTGGTGGTACGTTCGACAACTCGGATGCCGTGAACACTGTGGCCAGCTCCGGCGGCGTGAAGGTGTACGGTAACCCCGCCACCCTGACCACGCAGAGCTTCTCTGCGCTGAACAGCGACACCACCGCGGCCAACACCACGATGACCGCTTCGGCTGTCCTCGATTCCATGACCCGCCTGA